TGGCCAATCGCGACTTCTATGACCAAGGTCTGGACGACGCCTACGCTTCTGGTGACACTGGCGTGGCCTACGAACTCGAACCCGGCATGGTTTTCCAGGCCCGGCTCGCTGCTGCTACCTACGCCAAGGGTGCCCCGCTGACCATCGCGGCTTCCGGGCGTCTCGCTGCTGCCACCGCTGGCACGGTTGTTGTCGCCTTCTTTGACGACACCCCCGCTGCCTACTCGGCGGGCGATCTGGCCGATGTGATCATCGCCAATTCCTACACCGTCCCGGCTTGAGGAGAACCCAGATGCTTCGTTTCACTCCGCAACAACAGCAGATGGTTCTCGCGAACCGTCGCGCTTTCAACAACGGCCAGAAAACCCTCTCGGACGCGCTCGGCTCGACGTTCATCGGCAACGCGTCTCCGCTGCCCAAAGACGTCTGGGGCGATTGGGACCGCGATGCTGTGCAAATCCAGCGTTCGACTCTGGCCGTTTTCAACGACCTCGCCAGCGCTGCCCAGAAACCCATGGCGATCGGCAAGCTGATTCACTACTTCCAGCGCGTGACTGACTCCGGCGAGGTCAACACCTCGATGGATGGTAGCTCGAAGGCCCGCACTGATCAGCCCACCATCGACTACGTTGGCACCCCGCTGCCTATCATCGACACCGGGTTCTCGTATTCGTGGCGTCAAATGGCAGCAGCTGAAACTGAGGGGTATTTCAACCTCGACGCTACGGCTCGTGACAACGCGAACCGCCGGATCGCTGAAAAGCTGGAAAATGCCACCCTCTATGGCTATTCTGGCATCGTCGTCGCCGGGTCGGCTTCTTACGGCCTCCTAAACCACCCACTTCGCAGCACCCGCACCACGGGCGTTACGTTGAACGGTGCGACCGGGGCGCAGTGGATGACCGAAGTGATCGCCACTTTGAAGCTGCTGCATGCGGACAATTTCAAGGTTCCGGCAACGCTGTACATGAACTGGGACGACTGGTTCTACGCGTCTTCGACGGAATTCGTCGCGAACTACCCGAAGACCATTTTGCAACGCATCATGGAAATTGAGGGCGTTCGGGAAATCGTCCCCGCCGACTCGATTCCGGCGTCGAATATCTCGGCAGTGGTCAAGGATCGTCGCGTTGTCGAAGTGCTGAACGGCATGCCGATGGCGACACGCGCCAAGTTCCGTGCGAACCCCGAGGACGCTTTTGACTTCACCGTGATCGCTGCGGCTGTTCTCGAAATCAAGTACGACGCCGAAAACCACATCGGCATCGCGCATTCCGCGCCCTAACGGGCAACGCGATGAATTGGCCGGGCAATAACGCCCGGCCAAAACCGTTCTGACGAACGAGAAATCGGGAAAACGAAATGAAGAAGTACCAAGTAACGCACCCCAAGGCCTTTGACGAGGGTAAGGAAGTCAAGATCGGTGCCATCGTCACGCTGGAAGATGACGAAGCCCTGCCGGGGTTCCTCGTTGGCAAAGTGAAGCAGGTCGAAGAGCCTGAAGTCGAAGAACCGAAAAAGCCCGCTGCTGGCGGCGCTGGCGACAAGAAGTAACCGTGTCCTACGGCACTCTTGCGGGTTGGAGAGCCTATGCCCTTGAGAGGGGCAACAGCGCTCCAACCGACGCCACAGACCCCGTCGCTTCTGCCGCTCTTAAGCGGGCAGAAGACTACATCAAATACAACTACGTGGCTTATTTTTACGCCTCGTATACCGAAGACTTGCCTGAGGTAGAGTTCGCCACTTACGAGGCTGCCAATTACGAGTTAGCCACACCCGGTTTCTTTTCGGTCACCTACACGCCTTCACAACAGTCCGTTCTCACGGAAGTTGACGGTATCAAGTGGACCGTGGTGAACAATATGGACAGCAACGAGTCGTTCTCCAACGCTTCCCCGGTCAGCAACCGAGTAGAAGCCATGTTGAGAAAGTACCTGCCGTCCAAGAACTCCGTTGGAATTATGAGCGTGGGTCCCAAGCCGTGAGTGGTCAAGCCATAGCCGCCCAAGTCAGGGCTGGTTTGCTGCAGGCTTTAGGCGCTACTGGTCAAGTGTCCTATTCCTCGACTTTGCGCAAAAAATCTGGTGCGTCCTACACTTACAGCGACATCACCTGTGTGTCTGTTAACAAGAAGTCCTTTGACGCCGTCAACATGGTACAAAGGACTAATAGGGTGCTTTTGGTCGATCCAACTGGTCCAGTGCCGAAAAAAGGCGACCATGTCGGTGTTGGTTTCGCATCCGTGAACTTTGAAGACGTTAGTCAATGGGCTAGGATTGGCTCTGTTGAGGAAATAAACCCCTCCGGTGTGGTTCTGTTGTATCGTGTGAAACTTGAGGAATGAGCGACAATTTTGTTTATCAACTCGGGGTGTTCCGCAAGAGGGGCATACGCAACATGAGGCTGGTGGCTTCTTTAGCCATCAAGGACGTTCTGGAAGCCGCACAAACTCCTCAAAGGAGTGCTAAGTACACTGGTGGGGCTTACGTTGTTGGGAAAATCCCCGTCTTACACAACGTGCTGAGAGAAAGCCTTATGTCCAGCAAAAACGGTGGCGGGTGGGCTAGAGGCTCAACTTCTTATCTTGCTGTGACGAGCGCACTGAACATGGGCGATGTGCTGTCTTTTTATTGGGACACACCCTACGCCCTAAGGATAGAAAGAGGGTTCAGAGGTACTGATTCTTTTGGCAGAAACTACAACCAAGGTGGCAGGTTTTTCATGACCACTGCGTTTGAGCGTTTCAACGAATTCGTGAGGGCGCGGGCGGCTGAGGTGAACAAGAAATGAACGACGAAGACATCTTTGAAGCCATCAAGCAGAGGATTTCTACGGGCGTTCCACAGTACCCCTTGGTGCTGCCCAATGAAGACTCCGAGCCTGCAAAACCCTATTTAGTTATGGACCTCAACATCACGTCAAGGACAAATAGGTCTCTGAGTGGCGGCATTGAGGTTGCGATGGGCTTTTGCCAGTTGTCTCTTGTGTTTGAGACCAACGTGCCCGAGACTGAGGTGTTGGCTGTGGCGCAAGACATCAAGGACCTTTTTCCCTACCAAACGAGATTTGATGGGGTTCTTCTGAGAGCGCCCACCGTGATAGAAAAGGGCTACAGGGACGGCCCAGATTGGCGCACCCCCATCGTTGTGCGTTTTCAGGCCTAGAATGGAGCGCGCAATGACCAAGAAAGATACCAGAGTGAAGCTTTGGCACCCCGGCTACAAGGCCACCGCCAACCCACTGAAAACCGATTTGTCGCATTGGACAGCCAAGGGCTGGGTGCGACAACCAACGCAACCAAAGGAAGAAGGTGAATCCAAATGACCAGCCATATCGGTAAAGTGGTGGCCGTCGCTGCAGGCGTCCCGGCTACTTTCAACAAAGCAGGCTATGAAGCCCTCACTTGGGTTAACGTGGCCAACCCGATCGTCGCGCCCATCCCCGGCTGGGAAACCGCAGCGATCGACGTCCCGAACCTCACCACGGGCATCACCAAGGCCGACAAAGGCGCATCCAGCGGGCGCGTTTCCGAAATGGCCTTTGAGGAACTGCTGACTGACGCGGGGCAAGAGGACGTCCGCGAATACGCCTCGCCCTCGTACGTTTCTGAGGTCAGCGTCCGTATCATTGAACCCACTGGCACGAATACTCACGTGTACATGTCGGGCATCATGATGAACTTGGCCGAGAACGAAGCCACGGTCGAAACCTACAAGGGTTTCACTGTCAGTTTCCGTCAGAACTACAGCCACGTGCGCGCAACGCCGCCAGCGTAAGGAACCGTCATGGACTTTGCAAAATTTGACATGCGTGGGAAGGCCGAAGAAGGCCGGGCCTTCCCAATTCTCCACCCCGAAACCCTTGAGCCGCTATCGGAAGGCGGGAAAGAGGCACGCTTCATAATCCGGGGTAGTGCTTCTGCTTCTGTGCAGGAAGCCCAACGCGCTCTTCTCGCACAGGCCGCAAAGGGCGAACAGAGCGAAGAGACGCCCACTTTCGGGTGGCTGCACGACAGCACGATGAAATCGGCAATCCCCCTGATCATCGGCTTTGAAAACGTCGAAGTTGACGGCAAAGCGCTGTCCGTTGAAGACGTCCCCGCGTTTCTTAACCTCGTGTTCCCGCGCGTGGTGAAAGACCCCGAAAGTGGCAAGTTCAAGATCGCGAACAAAACCTTCGCGATGCAAGCGCTGGAGCGTAGCGCCGAACTGGACGCCTTGCTGGGAAACGTCTAGAGTCCCTGCTGCTTTGGGCTAGGCAGCTGGGATGGCTACACGCCAAACCCGGAAAAGACCCCCAGACCCGATACGAAAGGTTCCAAGCCATGGGCTTGGTGCCCCCAATGCCAGAATTAGGCCCATTGGCGTACTTAGCCAGCGACTTGCTGGTTTTAAAACTCGCCACTTCTGGTGAATCGGGTTTACAAGCCCAAACTTGGAGAGAGATTCTGGCTTTCTCCGAGGCTACAAAAAAGGCTTCGGAGCCTTGGGAGAGGCAGGCGCTTTTCGATATGTCTTGGAACTACGTTCAAGAATTCACGAAATCCGCAAGCCCCTTCATGAAATCCCCTATGGAAAGACCGACTGATGGTTGATGTAGCAAAGCTGTCGCTAACTGCTGACACTACTGGTCTTAAGCAGGCCGTGCCCACTCTTGACGCGATTGTGGCTGCTGGTAAAAAGGCAGCCACAACTTCTGCTGCTTTGCGGGCGGAGATTGCACGTACCGACGCTGCTCTAAAAGCCATGAAAGCTTCCGGCAGCGGTTCCAAGACTGAAATGGCGGCTCTAACGTCCCAAATGAACCAGCTTAGGGCTAGGCTGGCTGAATCCAAGGCCGAGTCCGTGGGCTTGGCTACGGAAATGCACAACTTGAAATCGGCCAGCACGGTGGCCGGGCACCAAGTCGGCAACTTGTCCGCCCAGATTTTCGACATCGGCATGATGATGCAGGCCGGGCAAAACCCGTTCGTGCTTATGGTGCAACAAGGCTCGCAGGTAGCCCAGATTTTGGGTCCCATGGGGGCCAGTGGCGCTTTGGCTACCCTTAGGGCCAGTTTTGTACAGTTGTTGAACCCCATGAACCTTGCGGTTTTTGGGGTCATCGGCGTATCCGCCGTATTGGTCCCGATGATCGCTGATTTCTTTAGCGCGTCGGAATCCGTCGAAGAATACGGCAAAAGACTCGAAAAACTGCAAGAACAGAACGAAAAATTCAGGTCGTCTGCCGAAGCTTCTCAGTCCACCATCAGTGAACTTTCCGAGAAGTACGGTTCATTGGCCATGGTTGCTGCTTTGGCGCTGAACGCCGAAGCCGAGAGGGAAAAAGCGGCAAGCCTGAAAGCTTTGGCCGCAGAAGTCGATATTTTGGCGGCTTCTTTCGGGGGCCTCTACCAAGAAGAGCTTAAAGTCGTCGGGTTCACGGGGACTATCGTGCCCGCCGTGCAGGAACTGCGCAGAGAATTCAACTTCTCGGAGGAAGCTGCTTCACAATTCCTTGGCCTTCTGCGCGAACTTGAGACAGCCGAAGGCCCTGTGGCTACTGCACAAGCCGCCCGCGATCTTAGGACGTGGCTTGAGGAAGCTTACGGTTCTATTGACAACATGCCCGCTCGCATGCAGGACTTTTACAACCAATTGAACGACAGCACCCTGCAGGCTGCCGAGTTGCAAGGCACCCTTGATTTCATCGAGAAGACCGCGCAACAAATCGATGTGGTTGCTGCACAAATCAACAACACCTTGAATAGCGCCGATGGGTCTGCGCTGAATGCCGCCTTCTCTGGCGCGTTCCCCTTGGCGTATCAGTTGCTTGGCATAGCGAAGTCCATCAAGGCGGCTCTAAGCCCGCAGGGTGCCGTGGACGACTTGAACAAGCAGGGGCTGGCTTACCAGTATTCGCAATATGGGGCTGGCAGGTCTTCTTTCGAGGCCGCAGCGCGCGAAGGCGGCTCTTTGTACAACCCGTACGATTACCCCACTGTTGACGAATTTGGCGGTGGCCCCCCGCCCGGCAGGCCCATGGATTTGGGCATCGAGGACCCCAAGAAAGGCGGCGGCAGGTCTGCTTCTACGTCTGAGGCCCAAAAAGAAGCCGAAGCCATACAAAAGGTGGTCGAGAGCCTCAGGTCTGAAATCGACATGGTGGGCAAGTCTGAGGAAGCCCGCAGACTCCACCAAGAACTCCAGAAAGCTGGGGTGTCGATTTACAGTGAAGAAGGCCAACAGATCGCGTTGTTGGTCGAAGAACTCACGCGCCTTGAACAAAAACAGAAGCTTGTGGCCGAGACCATGAAAGGCATTGAGAATGCCGCCCAAAACTTCTTCGTGGGGGTTTTGAGTGGTGCTCAGTCACTTGAAGAGGCCCTTGGTAATTTGCTCCGTGAACTTGGCAATCTGTTCCTAAACCAAGCCTTTCAAATGCTGTGGAATGGCACTGGCGGCGGGGGTGGCATTGGTGGCTGGCTGGCGGGTCTTTTCGATGCTGGGGGTCACATTCCCAAAGGCCAAGTTGGTATCGTCGCTGAGAAACGACCCGAATTTGTCGATGGGAAGCTTGTCACGCAACCAACGTTGGTGCCCGGCCCTGCCAACGTAACTGGTGGCGCTCAGACCAACACCCTGTTGAAAAGAGCAATGGCTTCCGCCCCCACTTCTGCACCGCGCAGGTACAATGGGATGGAAATGGCTGCGC